GTGTTAAAGGTGTACTAAAAAACCGACCCCCTTTGGATAAATTACACTTCTGGCATAGAGTTCTTAAATTCTCCTCATTATCTCCCCCTTGTAGGCGTCTGGGGACTATATGGTCGATATGAAGCTTTCCTTCGGTTTGACCACATTGTTGGCACATATAACCATCTCGTCTAAGTATTCGTTCTCTTAGCTTGCGCCACTTACCAGATGATCCATTATCAACAAGACTAACCATTAGTGCCACCCCTTGTCCTTGAAGTGTTTCCATGCTAGGCAATAGTCACCAGAGTAACGTGCCTTAACATATCTATAACCCCAGTCTATCTGGGTGAACCCGTCTAAGTTCTTTAGCTTCTCATTACGAAGCTGTGGTATCCCGTAGTGTGAGCCGTTCTTAGCTCTACTATCAAACTTAGATTCCGCCATGTATAGCGCGTAAGCGCATTGGTATTGCTTATCTTTAATGACTCTACTATGTAGATATAACTTAAATCTATCTTTAGATGATTGTGTATCAGCCCATGTTGGACTCGGTATAGCCACCGCTAAACATAGTACGCCCGATAGTAGGACTCGCCGCGAGCTCGCCCCCTGTGGGGCTCTCGTCGAGAGAGTGGATCGTACCGAGTGAGTCAAATAGGTTGCAAGCATGAGCGTATTCTTGGGCGATTCCCACAGGCTGTGGATAACTTTCTTTATCTGTGGATAACTATTCTTTACACTCATGGCGTATTCCCATGTCATAATCACAATTAGAGCAGCCCATAGTTTCATAGCAATAGGCGCACATATACTCGAACTGGATTTCGTCGCAGCACCTGAATAGAGCTGTTGAATCAGATTTTAACTTGTAGTCAATAGGCATTATTTATCACCGCCCCAGCCAGTACCGCGAAAGATAACGGCTGGAGCTGAGAACACTCGGTTCATATGGTAGCTGCAACATAAGGGCGACAGATCGCTATTGCTTGGTATTGAGTGGCTCATCTCAAGCTCGCCGCCGCATTGGTCGCAGCGATACAGGTAACTAGGCATCTTTGTATTCGCTAATAACTTGAGTGACAACAATATCAGCGTCATTAACTACGCGAACATAAACAATAGTGATAGTCCGGTAAGCGTCGTTTTCGCCGTTCGGTTTGACTTCTAATGATCTTATTGACGAGAACTTTATTCCATACTTTTTCGCAATACCCATCGCCCAGATATTTACCCTATTAATCTCATAGGTAAAGTTATTGACGTTAATCTCCATTTTCTTGCTCCTTAATTAAGTTGATCGTTGGTGTTCCACACTTAACGCACTCAAGACATTTGACATATTCTGGAAGTCGATCGTCAACAACACGAATAACCTGTTTAGTTTCTTTTTTACATTTTCGACAATTAGAGTTCATGTATTCCATAATTGCTCTCCTTTAGATTCTCCATCGAATTGAGATTATGTTGACTGACCCAGTATGAGCCGTCTTTGTCATGTTTGAATCGGCTTGTCTTAGCTGCTCGAATTGGAATCCAGCCTTTGACATAATAAGTCGGTGATTCGCCTACGACTAATACGGCTAAGTCCTCGACTCTATCCCTTTCCCTCAGGATTAAATGTCCGTCTAGCCATTTCGTATGTTTGACTTCGATTCGATTACCGATGTCGGCTCTCAGCTTGAACTTATCTAGCTCGAGCTTAAAGTCTGTAATGCCGAAGTATCGAGCCGCTGCTATCTCAGCACCTAACGCCTCAGCTGTACGACGAATCGACTCATGGATATTGCCTCGAGCTGTCTGGTCATGAAAGTAGTAATTTTCCACGCCTTTAGACTCACAGATGAAAGCCGCCGCAGCCGCTTGAATTTCCTCGTCTTTCGTAAGCGTTATTTTTGTTATTCCCATGTCGCGCATATCCTAACATTGTCTGGGCAAACCCAGCCTTTATAGGCTTTACCAGTCTTTCCGACTCCCTCTTTACGGATCATTACGCCATGAGCGCACGACTTACTTCCGGTCAAAGTCCCAGCCACGTCAGCGATTACGTTATTGACAGCCCATGGATCATAAGAGCCATTAGGTAGCGCCGCGTCTTTAGGTGCGGCAACGACTGGACGTTCGACGCGTTTCATTTCCTCGAACGATGGTCGATTCTGATTTTCGCTAAACTTGCTTAAGCCGCCAGTATGTAAAGCTCTACCGATTGCCGAAGTCGATCCGTTCTCTAGCGGAAAGCGATTAGCGCTCGATCTAATTTCCTCGGCGAAATCTGTCGCGAAAGGTAACTGGTCGGTTATCTCTTTGTAAATGTCGGTCTGCACTATGTAGCGAGTCCCGTCCTGAAATACGATATTCACGTCGATTCTGCCGTTAGGGTATTTAATCCAGAACTTCTCTATGCGTTCGGCTACGGATTCGTAACCCTCTAGTGGGATCGCCATTACAAGCCACGAACGTAATCTGTAGCTGCTCTCATGCCAGCTGCTCGACCGCGGTTAAAGCCATCTTTAACGCCCTCTTTGTAACCAATAGTCCAGCCGACTAGAAACCAGCCAACACTACAGGCGATAACTACCGCCGCTAATTCCAATATAGTAAACATTTTAGCTCCCGATTCCGGGTGCGACTTATTCGCTCCCTAGTTATAGGGTGAACTAAATGTCTGACAATTTCAAGCCTTAAGCCTATTTAACGGCGTGTCGAGTTGCTTAATAACAAGCTGTAAATTTCATCAACCCGCTTTTCAAGCCTTGAAACCTGATCCTTAACGCTTGCTCCAGAATTAGGCTTGAGCTCTGATAAATACGCTTTAACAAGAAATCTAATACCCGTTAAAAATGCCGTTAAGAGCGTGACCATAGCCACGCCCATAACAGCCCAGTCGTTAGCGTTCACTCGCTTTAGCGCCGAACGTAACGTCTTTAGGATTCAGGTAACGCATTAGTAGCGGAACGACGCCAGCGAGAAACCCATAAGCCAATTTCTTGGGATCGGTTTCGCCTGTCATGTAAACGGCTAACGCTCCAGCGAGCGCTGATCGTCCATAACTTGCCAGCATAGCTTTTAGCTCTTTCATTACTTTTCTCCTAACCCTAGAGCCTTGATTAGCTCTAAGACTTTTTTTGGGCTTACGTTGATTTCAAAGTGCATTTCGTCGGCACGATTCTTATAGTCGCCGCCCCAGAATAAGCCGTACTTTTTAGCAAGTGCGCGAATCATTGGAACTTTCTCAGCTGGAAATGTGCCGATCTTTCCGAGAACGTGTTTAGTCGCGTTAAGGTCGATCGCCGTACCGGACGCATGATTACTTAAACGATCAGTTGATCCTCTAACGTTACGAAATGCAAATCCCCAGTCGTCGAGCTGCCCGCCATCTAGCGGCTCGATTAGCTCGTTAAACTCACTACAGAATCCCACGATCAAAGGTGCTACAGCTTCCGCGCAGCGAATCTTTAATTGAGTCCCCGGTATCGCGTAGGACTTAATTCCGATTTCGGCTTGATCCTTTGAAGCTTCCCAGCCGTTATGACTTGTTAGAATCATGACAGCAATAAAGCCGCTTCCTCGGCTGTAATACCGAGTTTAGTTAATAAAGCTTCACGATCAGCAATTCGTTTTTTTTCTAAATTTATTTTATTTTTTTCGCATATAGCAAATCCATCTAAAAATTCTTTTTCAGTAAACGGTTCACAGTCCAAAAAAGTAATTCCCGAGTAATCATCTCCTATTTGTATAAAACCACCATTTGGTCGAAGCATGTTTGCGACGTCATAAGATTTAACCATTACACACCTATTTCCATGATAATTAGTGTTGAAGTACCAGCATCTTGAACTCGTGCCGTCGAAGCAGCAGTGGCGTTTCTAAATTGAATTTTGTAAGTTGTGGCGCTTGTAGTTGCTGGACTATCGAGAAAATTTGATCCCCAGCTATTCATATTTTCAACAGCAGTTCTGGTAAAAAGATTGTTTGCCGAACTTAAAATTGAAGTAGCTCCTCTAAGAATTTGAAATTGAACGGCATTATCGGCATTTCCTTGACTTTTGTATGCGCCCTGAACTGTCGCCATTACTAAAATTGTGCTTGTAGCTGATGTGGGAGTTATTGTTACACTTAATCCAGTATCGGCATAAGTAGTAGTTGTATTGTTTACAGTTGTTCCAGTTGTACCACTTAGCACTTGTAAAACTTTTCCCGTATCAGAACCCCAAGAGGGAACGCCACCAGCCACTTTTAAAACTTGACCAGTTGATCCAATTCCTAGACGTGTTACAGCCGCCGATCCTGTTGCGTAAATTAAGTCGCCCGCTGTCGTAACTGTTGATTTAGGTACGGCGGCAGCCGCTAGATCGTAAGCGCTTTTAACGGCGCTTGGAGTAGCTGCTAAAACTGTTGATGTGCTAGATGTTGACGTGCTTAACTGGACTACGCCAGCCGCAGAAGTTGTTCCAGCGTCCACGCCAATAGTTACAGCGCCCGAAGTACCGCCACCGGTAATCGGAGCGGTTACGTTAACAGCTGTAATGTCGCCGACGTCATTAGTTATCCATGTGAAATCCATGTCTGTATTTGTAGCCTTAGACAGGATTTGACCAGTAGTGCCGCCCTTTAGATCAGCCATCGACGTATCGACCGCCTGACCGAATACCTCGAAATCAGCTGGTAAATCGGTAACGAGATCGGTACTTGTCGGCATTTGCCAGCCGAAATTGCTCGTTGGATTAGTCATGTTTTCCCCTTATGCTACGACTAACGCGGTTTCCCACGTTAAAGTTCCAGATATAGTATTCCACGCTTCGGCGATGTTGACTTGCTCCCACGACATGGCTTGCAGCGAGAAACTTAATGGCGACAGATTAAGCGTTATAGATATTTCATTGTAGGCAGCCTTAAACGACCAGCCCTCGACGAATCCTTGAAACGTTCCGGCAACCATATTAGGCGGTAAATCGCTAATTCTTAGCGGCAAGCCCATGAACGCATTTATGAGCGAATCGCGATCCACGTCGTCCAGCTCTGGATTAGTAAGCTGATAAGTAATCGCTGTAAAATTGGCTTGCGGTGCAGCTCTTAAGGTTAAGTAAAAATCGGCTTGATCTTGCGCGTCGGCTTGGTGTTTAACTGTCGTACTAATTGCCTGAGCTAAACGCCCGTAAAGGTCGATTGAGTTAATATCCTCGGCGCTTACTTCTTGATTAGAATTAGTGCCGTATTTTAGCGTAATATCGTTTCGCACGTCGCCAGCTCGAGTTTCGATCTTAAGCCCGTTAAATAGCGCGTGATTAGCTGTTAGCTCGGTGTAGCCGTAAGTGGCTAAATAAACCGACCTATGAGTCGAATCGGCGTAGCTGATTCTACCCTGAGAATCCTCGTATATGTAGCCCAATCCAGACGTTGCGAGAGCTGCGACAAGCGAATAAATATCGACGCGATCAGATGATCGAGCTGCTAACTCATAATTACCTGGCTGATCTATCTCACCTAATCCAACGTTCTGAGCATTAGCCCACGTTTCAGTCGGATCATAGTTAGCCCATTGTAAAGCTGCTGGAACTTCACCCCAGTTATTTAACAGTAAATCTTGGAGAATATGGTAAATCTGATCGCCGTCGAAATCTTGGACTAACGTTCCATCGGTAAGCGCTTTAGGTAAGCGGCTTAGCGCTCCGAGTGCGGTTATCTTTAGGACTTGATTTATGCCAACTGATCCAGCTGTAATAATCTCCACGCCGAAATCTACGACAGTTCCGCCAAATATGGGAACGTAAGTCGCCGTCGAATCCTGTAACTCGATCGTTACTGAATCGTTTATATGTATGTTAACAATTGCCTGAGTCAGGTTTAGCAGCTCTAAATTACAGTAGCCCGCCTGAGCCTGTTGGTAGATGTTATTTCGACCGCTAGAAATAGTCAGATTTGCCAGCGTGTAAGTTGTGTATTCGACGCCCTGAATCTTTACGCGCCAGACTGGGTTAAATACTGTCATTAGAACGCCAGCGCATTAGCGCCATTAGTACCGCGATAGAAACTGTTATTTAACACGTCAACGATTCGACGAGCTGTTCCTTCTTGGTCGATCGCGCCGCTAACGTTAATAAATATATTTCCGCCGCCGTTGCCGAGCTTGTTATTTGGAACTATACGACCGCCCGATGATGGGACGAATAGTTCCGCGCCCATTTCGCCCACAATATAAGGCTTATTTGCTTCGACTGTTCCGCCCTTAGCGAGCTTAGGTATCTTAGGTAAGTCTTTACCGCCCGTTATATTGTTAACGATGTTATAACCGCTAATAAGTAAATTTAACCCTGAGATAACTAAGTTAACGGCAGCCACTAAACCTTTCATAGCGAGCGAGATTCCGTCGATTAGTAGCGCGATTCCACTAAACGCTATTTTAAACGTTCCGCCAATAAATGTTGCAACAGGCTTGGCTAATACTAGAAACGCCGTTATTCCAACGCCTAGCAGCTTAAAGAATCCTGTGTTATCTGAAACTAGATCGCCAATAGCGCCAAATATGTTCTTAACGCCTTGAATAACTGGAGTTAAGGTAACTTTAAAAATGGGAATAATGTATTTGTTTAGATAGTCCCATAGTGCCGTTAAGCCCGGAATAAACGTGTCTTTAAAGTATGTTCCGAGAGTCGTAAATACTGGCGCTAATTTTGTGCCAATATCTGTCGATAGCGTGGTAATAATTGGAACGATCTTGTCTGTAAAGATTGTAAGTAATGGCGTAATCGCGTCTAATACGAACGCTCCGACTGTCTCTTTACCCTCACTAAACGCAAGTTTAAGTCTGTCCATTTTGCCCGCAAACGTTTCGGCTTTTTCTGTAGCTTGTCCGCCGAAAGTTTCACCGAGTAATTTTGTAACTTCATCTAGGCTCATAGTCTTAAGATCGGCAGCGTCGAGTCCAATTCCTAGTTTAGCTAACCCGCCTACGTTGCCCTCGACCGCTTTACCTAACGCGTTAGATACTGTTTCAAGTGACTTACCAGTACCAGCCGAAATGTCGAACGCTAAACTAGCGAGTTTTTGAGCTTCCTCGACATCACCTGTTGCGCGAGTTAATCGCTCGAGCGCTGGACGTAATTCGTCGTCTGTAATACCTAGCGCGAGTCCCTGTTGAGTTATGTAGCTTTCCGTAGCGGCTATTTGTGCGTCAGTTGCTCCGGTAACGTTCTTTAAAGTAGTCGCTAACTTAGCTTGAGCCGCTTCGTCCTCGATTGCGGATTTGACGCCGTCCACTAATAAAGCGCCAGCGTAAGCAAGCGCGGCTGCACCAGCTACGGCAAACGCAGCTCCGGCGGCTTTACCGAAACCGCTTAACTTACCGCCGAAAGTTTCGGTGTCCGTTCCCGCGTCTGTTAATCCTTTTTTCAGATTATCAACGTCGGCAAGAATTGACAGCTTAAGCGTTCTTGATCCGTCAGCCATTAGTCGAACCTCTTAACTATTGTAGTGAACGCCTTTTCCCACTCGGCAATTAGGTAACTTTGTTCAGCTCTTAAAGTTGGGTAAATAAAATATCCGGTCGAACCGCTTCCGGTTGATCCTGACCAGATTGGAAATTGTTTCCATTTATTTGATCCGAATTCCGAGCCGCCCCATAGCTGTTGAGTTGTAGCGCCGCCGCTGAATTTTTGTCCAGCGTAACCTAAACCGATCTCACCGATCTTAGATGACTTACTTACTTTAGAACCCTCAGCGATTCGACTCGCGACTGGAGACGAGCTAAGCGATCCAGCGG